ACCGGAGGATTTACGGGAACCGGCGGCAAATATGAGCCAGCGGGGATTGTTCACCGTGGTGAATTTGTCTTCACGAAGGAGGCGACCAGCCGGATTGGTGTCGGCAACCTGTATCGTCTGATGCGCGGGTATGCGGAAGGTGGTTATGTCGGCGGTGCCGGAAGTCCGGCGCAGATGCGGCGGGCCGAAGGTATTAATTTTAATCAGAACAATCACGTGGTGATTCAGAACGACGGTATCAACGGACAGGCCGGGCCGCAGCTGATGAAAGCGGTGTATGAGATGGCCCGTAAAGGTGCGCAGGATGAGATTCAGGCGCAGATGCGTGATGGCGGCGTATTTTCCGGAGGCAGGCGATGAAAACCTTTCGCTGGAAAGTGAAACCGGATATGGAGGTGAACTCGCAGCCATCGGTGCGTGAAGTGCGTTTTGGTGACGGGTACTCACAGCGTATGGCGGCAGGGCTGAATGCTGACCTGAAAACATACAGGGTGACGCTTTCCGTGACCCGGGAGGAGGCCCGGCATCTGGAAGCGTTCCTGGCAGAGCACGGTGGCTGGAAGGCATTTTTGTGGAAGCCACCCTATGCATACCGGCAGATAAAGGTGACCTGTGCCGGGTGGTCTGCGCGGGTCGGGATGTTGCGCGTTGAGTTCAGCGCGGAGTTTAAGCAGGTGGTGAACTGATGCAGGATATTCATGAAGAAAGCCTGAACGAGTCGGTTAAATCAGAGCAGTCACCGCGGGTGGTACTCTGGGAAATCGACCTGACGGTACAGGGCGGTGAGCGGTATTTTTTCTGTAATGAGCTGAATGAAAAAGGGGAGCCGGTCACCTGGCAGGGGCGTAAGTATGAGGCATACCCGATTGACGGCAGCGGCTTTGAGATGAACGGTCGGGGCAGCAGTGCCCGCCCGTCGCTGACGGTGTCCAATCTGTTTGGCCTTGTCACCGGGATGGCGGAGGACCTGCAGAGTCTGGTGGGGGCCACGGTGGTCCGCCGCCGGGTGTATGCCCGTTTTCTGGATGCGGTGAATTTCGTTGCGGGCAATCCGGAGGCGGACCCGGAGCAGGAGCTGAGTGACCGCTGGGTGGTGGAGCAGATGTCGCAGCTGACAGCCATGACGGCCTCGTTTGTGCTGGCCACACCGACCGAGACGGACGGGGCGCTGTTTCCCGGTCGTATCATGCTGGCGAACACCTGTATGTGGACCTACCGCTCTGATGAGTGTGGTTACACGGGTGGGGCTGTGGCGGATGAGTTCGATAAACCCACCACGGATATCCGTAAGGACAGATGCAGCAAGTGCATGCGCGGGTGTGAACTGCGCAGGAATGTCGGCAATTTTGGCGGTTTCCTTTCCATTAATAAACTTTCGCAGTAAATCCCGGTTTATGACACAGACTGAATCAGCGATTCTGGCACATGCCCGGCGGTGTGCGCCTGCGGAGTCGTGCGGCTTCGTGATAAGCACGCCGGAGGGGGAGCGGTATATCCCTTGTGTGAATATTTCCGCGGAGCCGGAGGCGTATTTTCGTATCGCACCGGAAGACTGGCTGCGGGCAGAGATGCAGGGGGAGATTGTGGCGCTGGTCCACAGTCATCCCGGTGGGCTGCCCTGGCTGAGCGAGGCTGACCGGCGGCTGCAGATAAAAAGCGCACTGCCCTGGTGGCTGGTCTGCCGGGGTGATATTCACAAATTCCGCTGTGTGCCACATCTGACGGGACGGCGCTTTGAGCACGGGGTGACGGACTGTTACACCCTGTTCCGGGATGCATACCATCTGGCGGGGACTGAGATGCCGGATTTTCATCGCGAGGATGACTGGTGGCGTCACGGTCAGAATCTCTATCTGGATAATCTGGAGGCCACAGGGCTGTATCAGGTGCCGTTGTCAGCGGCGCAGCCGGGCGATGTGCTGCTGTGCTGTTTTGGTTCATCGGTGCCGAATCATGCCGCCATTTACTGTGGTGACGGCGAGCTGCTGCACCATATTCCTGAACAACTGAGTAAACGGGAGAGGTATTCCGAAAAATGGCAACGACGAACGCATTCTGTCTGGCGTCACCGCCACTGGCACGCATCTGCCTTCACGGGGATTTGCAACGATTTGGCCGCCGCCTCAGCCTGTATGTGAACACGGCAGCGGAAGCCATCCGTGCCCTGTCGTTACAGGTGCCGGGCTTTCGCCGTCAGATGAACGAAGGCTGGTACCAGATACGTATTGCCGGTGATGACACGGCACCGGAGGCGGTGTACGCCCGTCTTCACGAACAGCTGGGTGAGGGAACGGTCATCCACATTGTGCCGCGACTGGCCGGAGCCGGAAAGGGCGGACTGCAGATTGTGCTGGGGGCGGCAGCCATCGTGGGCTCTTTCTTCACGGCCGGAGGCTCGATGGCGTTATGGGGTACAGCCCTGAGTGCCGGCGGTTTTTCTGCCACCACGATGCTGTTTTCACTGGGGGCCAGCATGATACTGGGCGGTGTGGCCCAGATGCTGGCCCCGAAGGCAAAAACACCGGAGTACAAAAGCACGGATAACGGTAAACAGAACACCTACTTTTCCTCGCTGGATAACATGATTGCCCAGGGGAACCCGATGCCGGTGCCTTACGGGGAAATGCTGGTTGGCTCCCGCCGTATATCCCAGGACATCAGCACCCGTGATGAAGGCGGGGGCGGAAAGGTCGTGGTTATCGGGCGGCAGGGGTAAAAAGAATAAAAAAATCCCGCAGTGATCGCGGAGCTGCGGGGACAGACAAAGATTAGAGTTAAGGAGTTGTTTTTGTTACTCGGGCAAAAAACACTAACGCAGCGAAATTATACGCGCCACAGTCAGTTTGTGAAAATGTGAAGATATTCAGAATTTTTATTCAGTCATGATACAGGCATCCTCCGGGGTGCCTGTTGTTTTTTGGGCATAAACAGATTCAGACATCAGACAGGAGAGGGGGATCGAGTGGGTAAAGGTGGCGGTAAGGCGCACACACCGCGCGAGGCGAAGGATAATCTCAAATCCACGCAGATGATGAGTGTGATTGATGCGATTGGTGAGGGACCGATAGAAGGCCCGGTGAAGGGACTGCAGAGTATCCTGGTGAACAAAACCCCGCTGACGGACACGGACGGTAATCCCGTGATACACGGTGTGACCGCGGTCTGGCGTGCCGGGGAGCAGGAGCAGACACCACCGGAAGGCTTTGAGTCCTCCGGAGCTGAAACCGGACTGGGCGTGGAAGTGACGAAGGCAAAACCGGTGACGCGCACCATTACGTCCGCGAACATTGACCTCCTGCGGGTTACCTTCGGAGTGCAGTCACTGGTGCAGACCACGTCAAAGGGCGACCGTAATCCTTCCTCTGTCCGGATTCTGATTCAGTTACAGCGTAATGGCCGCTGGGTGACGGAAAAGGACGTCACCATTAACGGCAAGACCACCTCACAGTTCCTGGCCTCGGTGATTCTGGATAATCTGCCTCCCCGGCCCTTTAACATCCGGATGGTCAGGGAGACGGCGGACAGCACCACGGACCAGCTGCAGAATAAGACGCTGTGGTCGTCATACACTGAAATCATCGATGTGAAACAGTGCTACCCGAACACGGCCATTGTGGGGCTGCAGGTGGATGCGGAGCAGTTCGGCGGCCAGCAGATGACGGTGAACTACCATATCCGCGGTCGCATCATCCAGGTGCCGTCAAACTATGACCCGGTAAAACGCACGTACAGTGGTATCTGGGACGGCAGTCTGAAACCGGCATACAGCAACAACCCGGCCTGGTGCCTGTGGGACATGCTGACTCACCCGCGCTACGGCATGGGAAAACGTCTGGGGGCGGCGGATGTGGACAAGTGGGCGCTGTATGCCATCGGGCAGTACTGCGACCAGACGGTCCCGGATGGTTTCGGGGGGACCGAGCCGCGGATGACCTTTAATGCGTACCTGGCACAACAGCGTAAGGCGTGGGACGTTCTCAGTGATTTCTGCTCTGCGATGCGCTGTATGCCGGTATGGAACGGTCAGACGCTGACGTTCGTTCAGGACCGCCCGTCGGATGTGGTGTGGCCGTACACCAACAGCGATGTGGTGGTGGATGATAACGGCGTGGGATTCCGCTACAGCTTCAGTGCCCTGAAGGACCGGCACACGGCGGTGGAGGTGAATTACACCGACCCGCAGAACGGCTGGCAGACCTCCACGGAACTGGTGGAAGACCCGGAAGCCATACTGCGCTACGGACGCAACCTGCTGAAGATGGACGCGTTCGGCTGTACCAGCCGCGGTCAGGCCCACCGTGCCGGACTGTGGGTGATAAAGACCGAACTGCTGGAAACGCAGACGGTGGATTTCACGCTCGGGTCTCAGGGGCTGCGGCACACACCCGGTGACATTATTGAAATCTGTGATAATGACTATGCCGGGACCCTGACCGGCGGACGTGTCCTGTCCATTGATGCTGCCACCCGCACCCTGACGCTGGACCGTGAGGTTACCCTGCCGGAGACAGGTACATCGGCGGTGAACCTGATTAACGGCAGCGGTAAGCCGGTGAGTGTGGACATCACCGCACACCCCGCGCCGGACCGGATACAGGTCAGTACCCTGCCTGATGGTGTGGAGACATACGGGGTGTGGGGACTCTCCCTGCCGTCACTGCGCCGTCGCCTGTTCCGCTGTGTCTCCGTCCGGGAAAACACGGACGGCACCTTTGCCATCACGGCGGTGCAGCACGTACCGGAAAAAGAAGCCATCGTGGATAACGGTGCCCGCTTTGAGCTGCAGTCAGGTTCCCTGAACAGCGTCATCCCACCGGCAGTACAGCACCTGACGGTGGAGGTGAGTGCAGCTGACGGCCAGTATCTGGCGCAGGCTAAATGGGACACGCCGCGGGTGGTGAAGGGCGTGCGCTTCAGTCTGCGCCTGACCAGTGGTAAGGGAACGGATGCCAGACTGGTGACCACCGCCATCACCGCAGACACGGAGCACCGTTTCAGCGGCCTGCCACTGGGGGAATACACCCTGACGGTCAGGGCGATTAACAGTTATGGCCAGCAGGGCGAACCGGCCACCACCACGTTCAGGATTAACGCACCTGCAAAACCTGCCACCATTGAGCTGACGCCGGGGTATTTTCAGATAACGGCGGTCCCGCGTCTTGCGGTGTATGACCCGACGGTACAGTTTGAATTCTGGTTCTCAGAAAAACGCATCACGAACACGGCACAGGTGGAAAAATCTGCCCGTTATCTGGGGACCGGCAGTCAGTGGACTGTCCAGGGGAGCCGGATTAAGCCGGGGACGGATTTCTGGTTTTACGTGCGAAGCGTCAACCTGGTGGGAAAATCTGCTTTTGTGGAAGCCAGCGGGCAGCCCAGCAATGATGGTGAAGGGTATCTGGAAATTTTCCGGGGGCTGATAGATGAGACGCTTCTGGGCCAGGCACTGAAAGAGCGCATTGATGCTTCAGCGCTGCGTACGGAGGTCACGCAACTGGAAGAAGACATCCGTCAGCGGATGGACACGGATATCGCAGAAGTGACCCGGAAAATCGGGGAGGCGGAAAACAGCCTCACGCAGCTGGTTGCGAAAAAGAATGAGGACCAGACACTGGCCATCGCGCAGGTGAGCCAGAAAGTGGACCGGGTGAGCAGTGAAATCTCACAGACTGTCAGCCAGGGGCAGTCAGAAAATGCCCGACAGATAGCACAGGTCCGCCAGTACGTGGATAAAAAAGGGAGTGAAATTACCTCGACCACGGATAAAAAACTGGGTGACCAGGCCGTGACCATACAGCAAATCCAGCGGGTTCAGTCAGACACGCGCAATGAGCTGAATGCCATGTATATGCTGAAGGTGCAGAAAACAAAAAACGGTATTCCCTATGTGGCCGGGATTGGCGCGGGGATTGAGGATGTTGATGGTCAGACGCTGAGCAGTATTCTGCTGCAGGCGGACCGTATCGCGATGATTACCCCGGAGAACGGCAACACCACGCCGCTGTTTGTGGCGCAGGGGAATCAGCTGTTCATGAACGACGTGTTCCTGAAGCGACTGTTTGCGGTGAGCATCACGTCATCCGGCAATCCTCCTACGTTTTCCCTGACGCCGGATGGCAGGCTGACAGCCCGCAATGCGGATATCAGTGGAGCCATCACGGCGAATACCGGCACGCTCAATAATGTCACCATTAACGAGAACTGTGTCATCAGAGGGAAACTGTCTGCAAACCAGATTGAAGGCGATCTCGTTAAAACAGTGGGTAAGGCTTTCCCCCGTGACTCCCGTGCACCGGAGAGGTGGCCATCAGGGACCATTACCGTCAGGGTTTATGACGATCAGCCGTTTGACCGGCAAATTGTTATTCCGGCGGTGGCATTCAGCGGTGCCAGACATGAGCGGGAGAATAACGATATTTATTCGTCATGCCGCCTGATAGTACGGAAAAACGGTGCTGAAATTTATAACCGTACCGCGCTGGATAATACGCTGGTTTACAGTGGTGTTATTGATATGCCTGCTGGTCGCGGCCACATGACGCTGGAGTTTTCTGTATCAGCATGGTGGGTAAATGGCTGGTATCCCACAGCAAGTATCAGCGATTTGCTGGTTGTTGTGATGAAGAAAGCCACTGCAGGCATCACGATTAGCTGAATTTTATAACCCCAATACGGGCGCCAGAAATGGCGCCTTTTTTATTGCAGAAAAGCGAGAGGTAATTATGCGTAAATTATGTGCTGTTATTCTGTCCGCAGTAGTCTGGCTGGTTGCCGCTGGTACGCCAGCGAGCGCAGCAGAGCATCAGTCCACACTAAGCGCCGGGTATCTTCAGACCCACACTGATATGCCAGGCAGCGATAATCTGAACGGGATTAACGTGAAATACCGTTATGAGTTTACGGACGCGCTGGGGCTGATTACGTCCTTCAGTTATGCCAATGCTGAGGATGAGCAAAAAACGCACTACAGCGATACCCGCTGGCATGAAGATTCCGTGCGTAACCGCTGGTTCAGCGTGATGGCGGGGCCATCTGTACGCGTGAATGAATGGTTCAGTGCTTATGCGATGGCAGGTGTGGCTTACAGCCGTGTGTCGACGTTCTCCGGGGATTATCTCCGCGTAACTGACAACAAGGGGAAAACGCACGATGTGCTGACCGGAAGTGATGACGATCGCCACAGCAACACGTCTCTGGCGTGGGGAGCTGGCGTGCAGTTTAACCCGACCGAATCCGTGACCATTGATATTGCTTATGAAGGCTCCGGCAGTGGCGACTGGCGCACTGACGGTTTCATCGTGGGTGTCGGTTATAAATTCTGATTAGCCAGGTAACACAGTGTTATGACAGCCCGCCGGTTCAGGCGGGCTTTTTTGTGGAGTGGATATGGCAGCAGTAAAAATCTCAGGTGTGCTGAAAGATGGTGCGGGAAAACCAATACAGAACTGCACTATTCAACTGAAGGCAAAGCGTAACAGCACCACGGTACTGGTGAACACGGTGGCCTCTGAAAATCCTGATGAAGCCGGGCGTTACAGCATGGATGTTGAGTATGGCCAGTACAGCGTCACCCTGCTGGTTGAAGGTTTTCCACCTTCACATGCCGGGACCATTACCGTCTATGAAGGTTCCAGACCAGGTACGCTGAATGATTTTCTCGGCGCCATGACGGAGGATGATGTTCGTCCGGAGGCACTGCGCCGTTTTGAGCTGATGGTGAATGAAGTGGCACGTCATGCCGGAGCATCATCACAGAGCGCAGCGGCAGCAAAGAAATCCGAAACTGCAGCGGCATCATCGAAGAACGCGGCGAAAACCTCAGAAACGAATGCAGCTAACAGCGCACAGGCGGCAGCGGCCTCGCAGACTGCATCGGCAAACTCCGCGACAGCAGCCAAAAAATCAGAAACCAACGCGAAAAATAGCGAGACAGCCACAAAGGCCAGCGAAAAAAACGCAAAATCCAGCCAGACGGCAGCGAAAACCAGTGAGACGAATGCCAAAGACAGTGAAGCCAACGCAAAGGTGAGCGAAACAGCGGCGGCGAACTCGGCGAAAGCATCGGCAGCAAGCCAGACGGCAGCAAAAGCAAGTGAAGATGCTGCCAGAGAATACGCAAACCAGACAGCAGAGCCGTACAGATATGTTTTACAGCCGCTGCCGGATGTGTGGATACCCTTTAATGATTCGCTGGATATGATTACGGGCTATTCTCCGGGTTATAAAAAAGTGAAGATTGGTGATAATGTGGTTCAGGTTGCCAGTGATAAACAGGTTAATTTCAGTCGCGCATCAACGGCAACATATATCAATAAATCTGGCGAACTGAAAACGGCGGAAATTAATGAGCCACGATTTGAAAAAGAAGGTTTATTGATTGAAGGTCAGCGAACCAACTACATGTTGAATTCAGCAACTCCAGCTTCTTGGGGTAAATCTGCAAATATGAATGTCGCTGAGGTTGGAACTGATAGTTTTGGTTTTACTTATGGAAAGTTTGTTTGTAATGAATCATTAATTGGGCAAAGTACAACCCTTAATATGGCAGTAGTTTCAACCTCGGGGGCTGTCGATGTATCAGGCGATAATAAGTGTGTGACGACATCGTGCAGATTTAAAACGGATTTGGAACTCCTGTTAAGGATCAGGTTTGAAGCCTTCGATGGCAGCGCTTCATCTAATCTTGGATATGCCATTGTTAATACGCGGTCTTTATTGGTTGAAATCACCGGTGTAGCTGCCGACAGGCTCACCGCACGAGTTAACAAAGATGAAGCTACGGGCTGGATTTTTGTAGAGGCAACGATTCAAGCAAGTAAAGAAACTTACATAACCTCTGCAATACAATACGCACCAAAAAAAGGTGGTGTCGTTGAATCTGGTGACTATATTTATCTGGCCACCCCTCAGGTTGAGGATGGTTCGTGTGTATCATCTTTTATTATATCAGGAACGACGGCGGCGACGCGCGCAAGCGATATGGTTACAGTTCCGATTAAGAATAATCTTTATAATCTTCCTTTTACGGTTCTTTGTGAGGTACATAAGAACTGGTATAAAACGCCAAATGCAGCGCCACGTGTTTTTGATACCGGCGGTCATCAAACCGGAGCGGCTATTATTCTTGGCTTCGGATCTTCGGCAGATGGGCCAGACGGATTTCCTTATTGCGATATTGGTGGATCAAATAGACGTGTTAACGAAAACGCATCGTTGAAAAAAATGGTTATGGGGATGCGTGTAAAGTCAGATCAGTCTACATGTGCAGTAAGTAACGGGCGTATATCCAGCGAAACAAAAAACACATGGGAATATATCCGGAGTACAGCAACCATTCGCATTGGTGGACAAACTACAGCAGGATTACGCCATTTATTTGGGCATGTGAGGAATTTTCGTCTCTGGCATAAAGAGCTAACAGATGCGCAGCTTGGGGAGGTTGTGGAGTGAGAGATTTCACGTTGCGTTTCAGTGATAAAGCAGATTTCAGGGCATTTCTCAGGAAACTTAACTGGGAAGAGGACGAAGAGCTGCAGAATGCCGTTCTGGTTGATGAGATTGGTTTTACGTTCAGGGAGACAGATGTTTCTGATGACGGAGAACCAGAATACACGCGAAACGAAGGGTACTTTGTTAATATCCGTCTTCTTGACGATGGATTTGATGATTCCGTGTTCCGTGAGTGGGTGGTTACACCAGAGCGCCCGCTCAGGGAGTGGTTTTAAGGATAGCAGATGGATATCACGTCGATACTTCATGCGCTTTGTGCCGTGGCGGTGCAGGTACTGGCTGGTCTTTTTACCGGAAACTGGGCTTACGGGGCGATAGCCGGTTGTACGTTCTTCATTGCGCGTGAACACACCCAGGCAGAATATCGCTGGATTGAAATGTTCGGGCATGGCAAGCGGATTAACATGCCGTGGTGGGGCGGTTTTGATCCACGTGCATGGGATGTGGCAAGCCTGATGGATTTTGCTGTGCCGGTGGTGGCGTGTCTGCTGGTCTGGCTGTTGGTTAATCGTGGGTGAAAAAGGTGAGCAGTATATGCAACGAAGGAGGAAACATCATTGCTGGCGGCATGGAAGGCATGCAGGGTGTTGCTGAACCGTGTTGATACATCAACTGCACCTGATATTGAGTGGCCTACGAACCCTGTCAGGGAGTAATCATTGGGATTATGCCGCAGCACGTCTTAAGCAAGAACGTGCTGCGGTTGGATGCTATTTTTTCCCTGAAGCGGAAAACATTACTACAGTACCTTGAACCTTGGTTTTAACATTCTCGAAATGCTCTGAGAGTATATGTGTTAAGCCTTCTTCGGAATCTTTTGTGTTTGAAAAGATGCCTTTCTGATTGTAAATGCGCATCAGTTTTTGACCGAAGCTATTGTGCACAACGCCGTCACCAAGAATTGTGGCTCCGTATAGAGTTCCATCGTCAGTTAAGGCCTGCGCCGCATTGCGTATTACACAGCTTTTTGTAGATATATTTCCAGGCAGGCAGTGAAGAAGGTAAAACATGGAAATGGAATCAAATTGACCATGTAACGCCGCGGGATAAGGATCAAAAACATCATGGCTAATTTTATGTTTAATTTTTGATTCCCCAGCCCTTGTCGATGCCGCGTTCAGGCTAGCTTCGTTCAAATCCATTAAAGATATCAGACTACTCTCAGGTACGTGAGTAAGGTAAAACCCAGTTCCAACGCCAATATCCAGATGGTTGTTACCTAAATGTTCCAGAAAGTGTGGAAGAAGGTGTTCCTTTGTAGGACATCCCCATGCAAGCCGATTTGATACTCCCAAAACCCACCAGTCATAAAGCTTTAGGGTAAGTGGTGTGTAAATTTTAGCCCCATCATCTGTGTTTTTTTTCATTAGTTTCACCGTATTATAGTTTTATTTGTGAATTAAATCAATTATGGCGATGAATTACAAGGGGTTAAATGCTGCCGCAGCATAGCGATATTGAAATAGCCTGGTATGCTTCGATACAGCAGGAGCCGAATGGCTGGAAGACCGTCACCACACAGTTCTACATCCAGGAATTCAGTGAGTATATTGCGCCACTGCAGGATGCTGTAGATCTGGAAATCGCAACGGAGGAAGAAAGATCGTTGCTGGAGGCATGGAATAAATATCGGGTATTGTTGAATCGTGTTGATACATCAGTAGCTCTGGGTATGAAGCTGTTTGTAACTCATATTACAGTAACAGCCATTACTATCTCGAAGGTGCAAAATGTATATTGATTTGATATTTTATAAATTTACTTCGAATCTGGCACGTCAACTTTTGATTAAAGTAATATCAGTTTTCGGCGAAAAAAGGACCGTGTACATGAGACGATTTCATACAAGAATAACAAAAATATGAATATGCTCCCAATGCAATATATGTTTTGCATTGGGAGCAAATAGCGGAATATTTTGAAATTATTGTATTTCTGCTTCAGAATTTCCTGGGCAGTATATATTTTCTGGTTTTTGTGGAGTGATCAGGTGATGTACAACTGCTTTATCTACACATAAATTAACTCCGGTGAGAGCTAATGTATGCCCATCACCATTTATTGTTAGTAACGGGCTGGAAAATTTCTCTGCCATCTTACGGGCATTAATCCAGGGCGTTGTTGGGTCGTATTTGTGTGCTACAAACAGTAAACCAGAGGGCAGAACAGTATTTTTCAGGCGAGTTTTGTTCAGGTCGCTATGTATTGGCCATAATTCACAAAAATCAGGTGAATCGGAACGTCCATTGTCAAAGTTAATAGCCGGGAAGGCATTCGCAAGAGCGTCTTTTCGGGATTTTCGCTCTTCTGGTGTTAATTGCTCATCCCCCTGATCTACACAGAGGATTACCCCCGAAGCATTGCTTGACTCTTCTGAGGCTATCGGAGCACTGAGCGCAGTTTCAATTTCATTACTGACAATCCCCTGAGAGAACTGGCGTATGGCAGTTGCAAGGGTTGGCCATGATGAACGCCATAGCAGAAGGTCTGTTGTTAATGATATGAGTTCATCTGAAGATATATTTTCTCCCTTACTGTCTAATAAAGGTTTGTGATGTAATTTTGATAATAGCTCATGGAACTGAGTTATTGCCTTATCTCTGTCTGAAGAAAGCGGGCAACTTTTTGTACGCGCACACCAGGATGCAAAGCGATCAAACGTTTCCTGATAACTCTGTGCCTGTTTGAGTTGCCATGTGAAGTTGTCCTCCAGGTCATCGATATCGACGACTCCATCAAGAACGATAGATCTTACGTTGTAGGGAAAACGTTCTGCATATAAGGCTGCAATTTGAGTTCCATACGAATACGCCACGGCTGTCAGTTGTTTATCCCCCAAGGCTTGCCTAATACGATCAATATCGTATACAGCCTCGTTAGAGCCGATATGGCGAATGACTTCGGCTCCGGTATTATGGATACAGGCATTAATTTTATTTAATACTTGTTGCTTTTCGGTTATGTTTTCCTGAGTCTCTGTATCTGATTGCCGGCAGTTTATTGTCGGAGTGGACTGTCCGACGCCTCGAGGATCAAATCCAATAATATCCCATGACTCACGAAGATTTGTGACTGGCCAGTCAAAGTTAATATAAGGATTTATGCCTGGTAACCCGGGACCACCACTTATTATCAGGATACTTCCTTTATGCTTGCTTTTTGCCGGCAATTTTGTCAACGCTAGTTTGACTTGTGATTTTTTTTCATAAGAAGCATCTCCGCCTGTGTCTGTATATTTTAATGGAACAGACAAATAACCACATAGTAAGTCAGGAGACGGTTTTTCCTCACCAAACCAGTGGTTGAATTGACTGGCCATACAGGATTGCCACTGTATCTGCTGGGCAGATACGGTTACTGGTAGAAGTAACGTTAAAACAACTTTGAAATGAGTAATTATTTTTCGCATTGTGTCTCTGAATATCGGAATAAAGATAAGATTTGAATATATTGAGGTCTTGTGTTGCGGTAAGAGATTACACGTTATGACATAGGTTAAATGCTTACAAAATTAGTGAATATTGCCTACTTGTAACTGTAAACAAATTCCCCGGGGTTATACAATACCACCGGGGAGAAAATCTGGTTAACTTCGTTAAAAGGTGTACTTAAGACCAGCAGTAGTGATGAAGTTATAGTTTTCTATGCCTGCACCATTTTTGCTGTAGTCTGAAGTGTTATCATTGTGATCATAAAGTGAAGTATTACCTTTTTTATTCGTAACCCGATTCCATGCGCCTTCAACATAAACCTTTGCGTTAGGTGTTACGTAATAACCTGCATTGACTGCAACAGAATAGTAATTTTGGTCTTTGACTTTACTGCGATAAGTGATTCTTTTTCCTGGGTCATAGTGCTCATCGTTATCAGATGCTTCCACCCAGCCGCTGTATTTAAATGTGCCACCTAGCTCAAAATCTTCATAACGATAACTTCCAGTCAAGCCAATGTAGGGCATTTTAAAACGTTGTTTGTAGCCGATTGCTCTTTCTCCATTCGGGAAGGAGCCGATATCATCTCTGAATCCCTCCTCAGAACTGTAGATATAGGAACCACCTCTGGCTGTAAAGCTATAACGGCTTTCCTGATATCCGGCCATGAGTCCCAGGCGGTAATTGGGTTCGTTGAGGAGCCAGCCTTTGATATTCAGATCAAATTCGTTGGCATAATTGAGTTGTGTATCAGGGTGCCTACTTTCATCTGTCCAGGTTCCGGGGTTACTGGAATCCATCCAGTCCTGATCGACCATATTGCCACCTCGGCTGTCGAGAGTAGTCCAGCCCGCAGCCCCAATAGATATCTGGGGCATCAAATCCCAATTAATTGCACCTTTAATAATTGCAGCGTTATTGAATTTCCAGTCGAGTTGACTGACTTTTCGGCCTCCTTCTTCAGCTAGATAAACGCGCTCTTTTGTTTTTCCGCTCAGAGTTCCAAGACTAATGTCCGCATTTATGTTGTCAGGAGTAAACGATATAGTCTCGGTAGAAGCAAAAGAGCTGATCGCAATAGGGGTTGTCAGAACTATTCCCAGAAGTTTCGCCCGCATAAAAGTTCTCCATTCAATCGTTTTAATGATTGAATATGTATTTTTTATATCTAACTTAATGAGTCAATCACATATTGCTCCACTGTTTATATTTTGTTTAGTATTGAATGATTATCACAATGCGCTATCTGTTTTTGGTTTAATTATCTGTTATTGTTTTATGTTGCGGTTTTACTGTGTGGTTTTTTATGCTTTTGTGGTGTTTTTATCTATTTAAGCGCCATGCCTTTAAAGGCATATAAGCGAAAATAGCATGAGGTTTATCCTCAATTGCTATGTTTTTTAGTACAAAAAAGAGGGACAAAACTGAGACACATAAGGCCTCACAATGGCTTGCAAGGCTTTACATGTTTTGAGGTAGTGGGACGTGTGAGCGCAGAGATGGCGCGGTAATTTGTTGACTTAAAATGTCGTTCTAGGAACTTCTAAGTCGTGGGCCGCAGGTTCGAATCCTGCAGGGCGCGCCATTAAAATTCAATCAGTTACGCCTTCTTTATTTCTTCTATAATTCCAGAGTGGGACATTATCACCAAAAATGTCGTCTATTTTCCTCGCGTGCTCAGTCAAATGATTAGGCGCAAGGTGAGCATATCTACGAACCATTTCTCTGGACTCCCATCCGCCCATTTCCTGAAGCACTGATAATGGGACGCCTGACGGAATCAACCTGCTTGCCCGGGTATGCCAGAGGTCATGGAAACGGAAATTTTCAACTCCTGCACGACGACAAGCTGATAGCCATGCTGTCTTGCTGTCAATGCGCATCTTCCTGAGCGCAGGCATTGATGTTCCATCTGCTCGCTTAGCCGCCCTGGTATGTACACCCACATTTGTGATGCTTGCCTGTTTGATCATGCAGCACTTTAGAGGCGGTATCGTTCAGCGCCACACCAATGGCGCGATTTGATTTGCTATCTTCTGGATTCACCCTGGCAACTTGTCGCTGCATGTCAATCTGTTGCCACTCCAGATTTATGATGTTCGACTTTCTCAGAACAGTTACCAGCGCAAACTTGACGACAGATTTCAGTGGCTTGGGGCTCTCATCAATCAGGCGTTTTTCCTGATTCTTTTGTAAGTCTCTTGTGCCATTCCACCTCATACAGGTTTGCCTGCAAACAGTACTGATATTGCACCGCCAGATATTCCGGCTGGCTTCGTGGTTGTTTTCAACAGTGATGAGGCATCGTGGCATCTCGTTGAAGACCATCGGGGTAAAACGGTTTATGACGTGGCATCAGGGGACGCGTTATTTATTTCTGAGCTCGGTCCGTTACCGGAAAATGTTACCTGGTTATCCCCGGCAGGGGAGTTTCAGAAGTGGAACGGCACATCATGGATAAAGGATACGGAGGAAGAAACCTCGTTGCTGGAAGCCTGTAAGATGTATCGGGTGTTGCTGAACCGAGTTGATACATCAACTGCCCCTGATATTGAGTGGCCTGTGAACCCTGTCAGAGAGTAATCATTGGGATTATGCCGCAGCACGTCGTGCGCAAGAACGTGCTGCGGCTGGATGCTATTTTTTCCCTGAAGCGGAAAACATTACTACAGTACCTT